TTGTTTGTTACACTCTCCAGTGCAAGTATCTTCAAAACAATCTTTGTTAGTACACATTAGATATCCCATGTCATTGCATTTGTTGTGCTGCTGCTGCCATCTGTTGAACAGCTTCTGGATTGTCTTGGGACATCTTCCCAGCAGCATTGACTACATTAGGCATCGCCTGCTGCATCATCTGTTGCTGTTGCATTGCCATCTGCTCCTCTTGAATTTCTTCTTCGGTTCTTATCAAACCTTCAGTGTCTATTCCAAGAGATGTAGCACGTCGTTTCAGATAATCAGTCATGTTGACGTGCTTTGTAAACTCAGGCCCTAACAGTTGACTAGCTCCTGCTATAAAGGAGTCCAGTTTGTTCAGGTCATGGCCTCTTCCAAGTGCCTCAAGCCCTGTTACAATAGTAGTCTTAACGATTTTCTTGGGCAATTTAGGTAAGCGACCTGACTTGGACATTCGATCCATCAATCGATTGACCAAAGGTGTTTGAAATTCTAGGGATAATATGGAGTACACACCTCCCAAGACATCTTCAAGTTCTTGTGCCATGAACCTTATTTCTTCAGCAGTGACACGTTCACCTTGACGCTGAATTGCTGTGTTCATTAAGAAGGCAAAGCCTAATCGTTCCTTGATATCCCTTACAGTTTCTTGAGCCACTCGGAGGTCGGCAAATTTTTCCATCTGCAGACACGTGACGTCTTGTGCGTTGCCTTGAACAACAGCACCATTAGCGGAATTAGCCAGAATGCGTGGGCGAGTGGTTCCATTTGGATTAACTAAAAATAATACTTTTGCTGCTGCTGCACTAGCTTCGACTATGGCACGAGTGAGTCCTTCTAATGATTGAAGGTCTCCCAAGTACTCTTCAATGAACCCACGTCCATAGTCTTCATTCTCGATCCTGCTGTACCGTAGAGGAATCCACGGATTTTTGTCTAAAGGATATTCTCCTCTAGCTTCAGGAACATCTTGGCCAGCAACCTCCTGTCGGACAACCCATTTTGTTTTATCCCTATAAATAGCAGTGTAAACCTCAACGGTTTTTTTGTTGGAAGTGTTGTACTCCCCATCAGTTTCCATGTTCTCCCGTATATTTAAAGGAAGAGTTTCAGGAGACAGAGATTCTTTAGTGATGATTGCTTGAACATTCCCCATTGGGTCACGCTTAACCACATACCGATCTAAATTAAAAACACGTAAACCCCCCTTGTCAGGGACGTACAATAGAACATTACCGGATACTATTAATTGCTTCAGTGCCTCAAAAACACCGACTCGTATAGCTGACGTTTCCACTTCAGCTTGCACAGCACGTTCAACTTCGGCCAATCCTTTTTCTAATTCAGTTTTAAGGGAGGCATCCATTTGGTCAGCCTCTTCTTTTAATGCAAATTTATCTATGACTAACCTAAAGAAAGGAGAGTTTGGAGGCAGCAACGCCAGCAGCAGTTTTGACGCTAGGTTGTTTACGCCTCGTGCTCCTATGCTTTGGTAAGGAGTAGAGTACTGCGTGTTGGCTGAATGACCTTCAGGCGGGACAAGAAATGGAATAGTCAGTGCTGATGCATCACGAGAACGTCTCAAATAAGACTCTCGTTCTGCTTCACAGCCTTGATAGTACTGCTTTAGAGAACCTTCGTGCATTATGTCTTTGCTGTTTTGGCGGAATTTTTAAAATCACGTGCAGTTGGAGCACCTTTGTCTCCTGCTTTACGCATTTTTTTACCTGATTTACGTTTTGCGTGTATGTTTGCGTACAGTCCTTTTTGTTTAGCAGGCATTAGTATTTTCCTTTCCGGTTGCTTGGATTAGATTTTTTTCGACCTCCTTTTTTCCAGAGTTCATTACAAGCAAGATGTCTAGCTGTTCCTGCTTTAGCAGATGAACACTTGTGCCTTGCTTTGAAAGATTTCCGTGCTTTGTCACTATAATTGTTTCCATATCCAGTATGTCCTGCGTGAACGAGTTTTTTCTTGCCGCCCCCGCAATAAAGTTTCATTACTTTTTTACCAGCACGACTACTGCGACGTACTTCGCCGCATTTCATGGATGATCTTGGACTAGCCATAGACCCCAACTCCCTTTGAACTATTGTTCACTCCGGTAGGTGTTGTAGGTCGTTGTGCCACTAATGTATCTCTTGCAGTTCCTCGACGTCTTTTGGATTTACCAGTGCCTACTGTGCGTGAGGGTTTTTTGCTCACTTCCACAGGTTTTTTAGGAGGCTCTGGTTTTTTCATAAGCGCAGGCGGTGGCTGCACTTTAGGAGGTTTCATTCCCATACACATTTTCTTTATTCTCCTCGTTTATACTGATTAAAGTTTGTACTACAGACTGTTGCCCCTGTTTTATTCGGATTGAATCTAGGTCTTCACCTATGTCAGGCAACCTATTAGGGTACACCTGTTTCAACCAGAATACCAATTCCTCTGGTACTGGAGGCAACTTCTCATTAGCATAATTGATGGGCAGGTCAAGCGGCATTTTTCAAAATATCAAAACACTCAAGCATTTGAACAACAGACTCAGTTAGTTCAGCCTTGGTTTTGTCGTTGTTGAGAATATAATCATAGCTTCCGTAATTGTTCAGGTCATTTTCGGAAGAATGCGCGTCTTCTATTGCGTCTTGGTAGTTCGTGTAGGTCTCACCTCGACGCTCAACTTTAACCAAGTAACCCCCTTCTTCCTTGATAAAATCAGCTTCATTTTTGTACCGGCAGTCAGTGATGAACAGTACATCTACTTCAGCTTTTGACACTATTGGTCTCATTTTATCTATCCAGTAGTTAGCTCCACTGAATACTCTCCTGAAGTCAGCACCCCACACTTGAAGCAGAGGCCTTAGCTTCTCTTTGTTTTTCTCTATGAACTCTAGGTTGAACCCAGTTATTTCAGATACTTCATGTTTTAAAGGATCAGCAAATGCAACACGCCCTGCTTTGATTACATTTTTAAACAGAATGTCTCCTGCCAGTTGATAGACAGTGTCTTTTCCTGATCTCTTTTTTCCCGATAGTCCTATGATCTTCATGGTTTCCAGTGTGTTATTTTTTTGGTTACGGGATCGTAATTATCTACCCGTAAAATTCTAGCTAGTTGGCCTTGGACTAGAGCGTCTTCACTCGTTAGTCCTTGGGCTTGGTATGCTGTAACAACAGTATCCCAAGAAGACTCTTTGGTTAATAGCCTCTCTGCTCTGGCAGGCCCAATGGTAGGACAACCTCCATAACCGTCAGTGCTGTCTCCTATGAGGGTCTGCATCAAATGATTATGATTAGCATGAGCCTTGGTTATCTTTTGAACACCTAGCTCAGGTTTGTTTGGGTTCCACAGTTCACAGGGAATTGTACGCATGTCCTTGTCTGTGCTCACAATAATCTTACGAGAGCCTTTGTGGAATTCTGGATCAGTTGCCCATATGCCCATTAGATCGTCAGCCTCTAAAGGTTCGACTGTTTGAGCAGTGTATTCGGTTACAAGAAAATCTTTAAGTGCTGGCAAACCCATAGGTTTACGTGTGCTTTTTCTTGATTGTTTATACGTAGGTGCAATTTGTTTTCTGAAGTTCTCAGAGCCTGTTAGAGCAATGATGATAGTGGTCGCTTCTAGTTCCTTTGCTACTGAGCGTATGTCAGCGTCGAGTTGCTGTTTAGCTTGAGCAATGTCAGACCAAAGTGTCCATATATCGTCTCCCCAATCAGTGGCTATCTCGGAGCCTGCTGCATGTTTGTATGCGAAGATGTCTCCGTCTATTAAAATGGTCGTTGGCATTAATGTGGTTCTTTTAGTAAATGAAAATTGTTTTTGAAAATAGAGTATTTCTTGTCTGTTCTTCCTACGGGTATGTTGATCATGTGTTTGTTCCTAGATATGTGCCAAGGAATCACATAGAAATTATTGTTAGGAATCACGTAACATATCAATATGGTGAAGTTTCCCAGCGCGTTCTTAGACCTGAAGCGGTAGTAAGAAGTCCCTGTTCTAGGGTGCGTCATCAAACTATTAGTTGTCTTGACCTGCACTCTATTCAGGACGCCCTTCCAATCAGTGATGAAGTCGTATCCAGTAGTGACCGAAGGTTGACTCACCGAGAATCCTAGTGTGAGTAGTTTGGTTTTCACAACCTGTTCTCCACACTCCCCAACAAAGGAAGAACTAGACGTGTCATCAATGTGTTTCAGCCCAGTTTCTTCCAATTTTAGATTCTCCATCAAGTGGACACCTAAATCCAAGGGTTGTCCCTGACTGCCTAATTGCTTTAACTGCCTCTTCAGCCACGAGTCTAGACCACTCAGGCTCCGCTTCGCATTGATACTCGTCATGCACATGTGCTACTAATCCCCATTCTTTTCCGTGAACTAAACCTTTATTGGTTAGGTTCTCGTAAAGGTGAACAGTAGCTTGCTTCATTATTACAGCACCTGCAGACTGAAGCAGTGTGTTAAGTGCAGCATGGTCTTTTCTAATGTATAGGTTTCGACCGTCCAACCCTTTGAGGTGGTTTCTATGCTCAAGTTTGCTAGAAAGGCAAGCCTTTAATTGAGCAAGCGCAGGCAAACCCCGCAAAAATTTTTCCTTAATTTTTTTGCCTGCTTTTCTGCCCTTGCCTATAACCTCTCCGATCTTTGCGTCACCTGCTCCGTATAAGAATGCATATATAAATCTCTTGGATGCATCTCTGTCAGGCAATCCTGCTGCATGTTGATTAACAGTGTGTATGTCTTCTTCTAATAATTTTTTAGCATAATCACCATCGTCGTATGGGGCCAAGTAGTGAGCAAGGCATCTTAACTCTAAGCCTGCAGCGTCACAGCCTATA